GCAAGGAATGTTGTAAGGACTTGATACTGCAGATTGATATTCTACATAGTATATGGGATCTTTATGAAATAAGTTAGCCCGATGTGTTGTTATTACACGCATCAATTTAGTTTCATCTTTCCAAAAAGATGGAACATTGTTGCCCCAGTTTTCCCAGCATTGATCTTTTAAATCATTAAGATTTGCTTCATTGTTCTCTGTTCTAATGCCACGCATCTTTGCTTCTTGAATCATAGCCTGTATGTATTCCCACAGACCACGTTCAAATCCCCGCCACATCAAAACTGCTGGATGATTTCGCCAACCACCAGTCTTAGACTTGCCAGACAAAACATTAAGAATTTGATAACCTTCTAATATTTGCTTATTTAATCTTTTACTATCTAAAAAATATGCAGAAGTATGCAAGTCTGCTTGTGGCAAAAATGTTTGCATTAAAATAACTCCTCATCATCTGTTTCTATATTAAATATATCAGATTGTAAGGCTTGTGTCAACTGTGCAAAGGCAACAACAATTAGCCCGACAAATGAAACAAACACACCTAACACAGATAAACTAATCCATTTTTTCATTTTTAACCTTCATTCCTAAACATTTTTTACAAATAACATAACTATTGCCAGTAAAAGGACAAGATCCTGCATTAATAGAAAAATCATGACCTTTAATCTTACAGATTATTTTTTTAATCATTTTACTGCATCTCTTACTAACATTACAACGGCACCATTATCTTCTAATGCCTTTTTTACTTTCATCATATACTCTAATGCTCTTCTTTTTTCAAACTCATCTAGTCTCATAAATTGTTTTTCATTTGCTCTAACTGTTAAAAAATGTTCATTATCTATAATATCAACAGCAAATCCTCTTGGTGGAGTAATTGATCTAAATGCACGTTGCATAGTATCTGTATACATAATTACATTTCCAATGTTAGATTTTCCCAAATCTCTGCCCAACGAGATTTAGTTTTATGATTGTTAAACTCTCTAGATATATTTCCTTTATCTAGATAAACTCCACCCCAAACTCCGTATTCTTTATTAGAGATTCCAACAGCAAAACATTGTCTAGCAACTGGGCATGCAAGACATACATTATCTATTCCATGTCTAATGTTTGGATTATCTTCATACTTATCAAAAAATAGATTAGTATCATAATCAAGGCAGGCAGCATCTTCTTTCCATAGTTGTTTATTCATAGTTATTCCACATGACTGCTTTTAATATTCCATCCATCTTTGTTTGGCTCATATACTGTTTTAATATGCCAAGCATTATTTACAAATGCGCCATTTTGTTTATACATTGCGCTATTTGATTTTGATAAATGAATAACATTCCATCCATCCCAAGAAAGGCTAGAGTTTTTATTAACAATTTCTTCCATTTTATTTAGATCAGAAATAATCATTTTGGTTTTCCTAGTGTGAGAATATGCCGACTTCGACATCGCTATCCTGTGCAAATGAAACCAGTTTTGAGACACGCTCTTTTGGTTTACTAAGATACGCATAATAGTTAATGTCATATATATTTTCTACTACCCACTCTGGGGTTACTTTGTAGAACTTTATCTTTTTACCTCTTGCCTTTAATCCTTTTTCAGAAATATTGCAAAACTCTGAAACAAAAGAATTAATATTTGATGGACCTAAAGAATAAACTATATACTCATCATCATTTTGTTGCATTGATGATAATCCAATGCCCATAGCGCGAAGGAATACGTTGTAGTCATTAAACTCATTTGTTCCCTGTACCACGATTTTCATTTTTTGCCCTATTCTTTAGTTTGTCCAGTATAACCATCATTTTGCCTACATCTTCATTTGACATGTTTTGTATATCAATTGGAGAAGTTGTGCTTCTATCTACTTTGCCATCTTCAACAACTGCTCTGTAAAATACATTCTCGTGTACCCAGTAAGCATAATCTTCAGTAACTAAAACATCTATAATATTTGAATTATAGTGTTTTAATGATTGAGTTTTTTTAATAACAGTATTGACACTATACGAAGGTATAAATGGACCAATAATGCTATTAATATGGCTTTGTCTATATTTAATTTTTTTACTTTCTTTTTTACCGCTTAATTTAATTATAGCAAAAACAAACAGCGCTGTCAAGAACGATACAAGCAAATCATTCATAAATTAATTGTATCATCTTTCTACGAAAGGATTATGCGTTTGATTTCTAGTAGAAACTTTTTCATATCTTCATCCAACTGATCTACTTTGGCTGGATTAAATGCTTCTGGAGATAATGTTACAACTGGATTGTCTGAAAATAAATCCATTTCAACAAAACCATTTTCCCAAAGATGCATCATTTCTTTATTCAGCATACTTGTGTGCAATGCATAAAGTTCTGGATGAACCTCTTGTAGTTTATTTGTAAAACTATAAAGTGCTTCACCTTCTTCATCAAAGCCTTTAAATTCTACAGCACCTTGATCAATTAGCGTTAATAGTAGTTGTTCTTCTGGACCAAGGTTCATGAGTATGACTCTCCCTTGCTTCTATTTTCTATTAATTTTTCTCTTTCATCAACAAAAGAATAGGCATATGCCATCATTTTTTCATATCCAACTGGATCATTCATAATCTTGTTGTAATGATGTCCACAGAACATTAATTCACCATTTACACCAGTTACAGAAACATATGCTTGTGCACCACAACTATCACAACGATCATTTGCAGTTAAAAGCCAAACTCGTTCTTCTGGATTTTGTGTCTTTAACATACTAAACATATTTTACATCCTTTTATTGTCGTTTGAGTAAAATCCCTTACCATTAAATTGTACACTAAAAGGAGTGTATTGTCTAGTCAACACCTCATTACATTTTTCACAATTATATACTGTTTCTGGTTCTAAAATAGATCTAGTTTTTGTTATCAAATCATTACAAGTTGAACATTTATAAAGGTATTCAGGCATTATTTTATTTTATTTCCAAATCGTGACCAAAGTCTTTCATGAATATAATATCCAGTAGACTCCCAACCAATGTAAATGAGAGCACCTAAACCAGCGTACTCCCATTCACGAGTAAACAAATAAATAAGACCGTATACAAATCCTATATGAAAGCACTGCCAACTAATAGTTTTTTGTATACTTCTCTTATTTGATTCCATACTACTTTGCAGCCTTCTTTGTAGGTTTCTTTACTGCTGCTGGCTTTGCAATCTTAACAGCAAGAGCCTGTCCTTCTTCACCTTTATAGTTAGGACGACCCCAACCAACAATTCCGTTGATTAGTTTCTTCTTATTATCTTTAACATATGCACGAGTCTTTTCACAAACCATGCCACCATTACGCTGATCACCCTTAGATGATCCTGCAGTATTACCCTCAATGCATTGAATTGTTCCATCACCATTGTTTTTAATACAAATACCAACGTGCGATGTTCTATTTACACCATCTTCTGGAAAATCAAAATAAATAATATCTCCAGGAGTTGGATCGTCATTACGAGCATCTGCCCAACGATTCATCTTCTTAAATGCAGCCTCTCCAGCAGGTGTATAAACTGTATTAGGAACCTTTACACCAGCCTGATTAGCACACCACATAACAAAAGATCCACACCAAGGCTGGAAGTTTGCTTTTGTAAATTTGCCATACTTTGTTTCATTATCTTTAGGACCCTCAATTGTGCCAACTTCTTTTTTGGCAACTTCAATAAGAGCCTCTACTGTACCTTTTTCTGCCATTTTTCCTCCTTATTTATATTATACACTAATATCCAAAATCCATCTTTGATTGATCAGTTACAGATGGCTTTATATCTTTTTGTGTACTTAAAACCAACTTTTTGTATGCTTCGCATAACTCTGTATATTTTGCATACATAAATGAAATTTCTTGTTTTAACATTTCTTCATTATTCATTTTTTTACTCCAAACACTCTTTTATCTTTTTCAGTAAGTTTTGAATCGTCTCCAAATACTGGAGTTGGCAGACCACCAATATTCTTGATATGATCAAGATATAATGGCTGCCAAATAAATAACCTTTGTTTTTGAAATGCTAAAAAGTCTGCATCATTAATATAGTCAAAACCATATTTATTTTTCCAGTGATCTTTTCTAATTAAATGAAAAAATAATGCCTGATAGTAATCATCTTTATTGTCAGAGTCCCACCTTGGTCTAAAATGAAAATCAAATTCTGGTTGAACTATTACAGCCTGGTTTGGCTTTGTTATAAACTCTTTATCATGAGCAATAAATCCCCAGTCTCTATTTCCACCTATATGAAGATCAACCATATATGACCCTGGAGACCAATCTAAATGTACCTGTAGAAATGGAACTCTATTATCTTCAGTTATTTGATGATGTGCATAAAGATAATATCCCAATTCTACATCTTTAGTTTTTAATAAATCTTGTGTTTTTTCAATCGCCAAATCAAAAAACTTTTGTGGAATGTAAACAGAATCTTCCCATTTATTCATCTGTTTTGTGTATGCAATTTCATTAAGTTTATTTGATTGCAATATACCTTTTAACTCAGCAAAATCACTATCATCATAAAAAGAATCAACCAAAAATGGGTCAAAAAATACTGCATTTTTTATAAACAATTCTTCAAATCTAAGATAGTGTTCTTTATTACAAAACATCCAATTTATGCTATTAACGTCTGGATGATTTTCTAAAAATGCAAACTTTGTATCAGTAAAATTAATATTCATTAGTCTAAGTCTGGATCCACTTCATTAAGATCAGTAGTATGCATGTATAGCAAAGTAAATCTTTCTCCACTTTCTACTGGAGTAATTCCATGTATCCATTCCTCCTTTTCACTTTTAAAAAATACTGCTGAGTATTTAACTGGCTGATATTCAAAACTTTTTTTAGGAAAAAATATTTTTCCGCCAGTAAAATCATCATTTAAATATATTACAGTGCTGTAATGGATAAATGGCTCAGGATCTTGATCATCTATATGTAATGCTCCATAACTTCCTGGATGCCACCAAGACCCAAAAGCCTTGAATGTTTTTATATACTTTTTTTCTGATGGATTTAATTTTTTATGAACATCATTTGACTTCAACGCATATTTCTTTAAAATTGATTTTGTTACATCATTATATGGTATTGCAGTTCCACCAAATCTTTTTTTATAATATTCTGGATATGGCTGAACATCAGATGGATTCATCATTTCATTTATAATAGTTTCTGCATCTTCTTGAGATATAAAGTTATTAATCACTACTGGCTTATTCATCTATCCTCCATAAATATTATATCCTAA